GGTAGCCACGCCGCCGATGGCCGAGGCGATTTGCTGGAATCCCGAGGTGAGCTTGGGCAGCACGGTGCGCAGGTTGTTGACGGCAGGGTTGAGCGAGAGCTCGAACGAGGTCGAGACCTTGGACTTGAGTTGATCAAGCGTGGGGTTGAGCCGATCGAACGCGCGTTTGGCGCCCTCGCCCCCGAGCTTGATCGTTGCCATCACGCCGGCCAAGGCGAACCCCGCGGGGACCGCAAGGAACATCGCGCCGGACAGAGTGGCAATGCCGGCGACGATGGCCGGCACCACGTTCGCCGCGGTACTCAGTGAGGCGAACCCGCCGGCGACTTTCATGACGCTTAGGAACGTCCGGCCGGCCCCCGCGGCGAGGCCGTTGAATCCGGTGATGAGCTTGGAGATCGACTTGTCCGCTTTGTCGGCCTCGTCCTTGGTCTTCTTGATCGGGTCCACGGGTGGCCGAATGCCGCCGAGCGCGTCATTCAGGTCGTCGCTCACCTGCTTTTTGAGCCCGACCGTATCGGCGTCGATCTTGATCGTCGCCTCGCCAATCAGCATTGGCCACCCGCCTCACTGTCCCGGTACCGCACCTCGAGCGAGGCTGCCCATCATCGCTTGCTGTTGCGGGGTCTGGCCCCACTCGGCCCGTGCCGCCTCGGGATCGACCTGCGCATCGCTGGTCGCGAGTTGGCTCTCGAGCTTCTTGATGTCGTCGTACGGTGTCTCGAGGATCAAAACATAGGCAGCGTCTAGCCAGTGCTTGAGCGGTGTCCGCATATTGATCCCCGCGAGGGCGAGGCGACCCTCGATGTACGTCTTGTGGAAGGGCCCGCGCGCCGCACTCATTATCGAGACGGCGCGGTGGTAGGGCGTCCAGACGCCTTACCCATCATGTCTTTCATGATCTCGGCAATATCGGTCATCTTGACTGTCGCTTCGTCCTTGTACAGGAGGTGCAACAGTCGGCGCCGGCTCGAGCCGTTCGCGATGTCCTCGAACTTGGCGCGCTCCTCCCCGTCCATCGGGTACCGCTGCCCGTCCGGCCCGTAGTACTCGCCCACGTGCGCCTCGAACTCTGCCGCGGTGGCCTTCTCGGGGTCGAGCGGGTTGATCTCCTTGGCGGACCACTGCGCCGGCGTGCCATCCCCGTTGATCACCACCTTTTTGATCATGCGAGAGATCACCGCGGCCACCTCGGTACCGTCGCCGGACGCCTGCGCAACCGCCATCGCCACGAGGTCACCCGCATCCGACACGGGCCGCGCGATGAACTCGTGTACCTCGGGCTCGGGCTCGCCGGTGATCGGGTCCTCGCGCATCGCCACCAACTCGAACGGGACCAGTTCGACCCGCTCGGGCGTCATCGATCCGTAGCGCTTGCCTGCCATGGGGTGCCTCTTTCTCGTGATGAATCGAGCAACTTCGCATAGGAAAAACCAGATCACGTACAGCTGCGCCGTGACGGACAACAGCGTCCAAAACGTCCCGAGCGCCCTCATCGCAGCGCCACCGGCAGCGACTCGAGCACGAAGTTGTTGGCCTTGGTTCCCGGGTGCCACACCGCCTTGGCGAACACCACCGAGCCGCCGGCCACGAAACGGAGCCGCGGGTTGGGCCGGTTCGGGATGGCCCGGATCTCGTGCGCCGGCGTGCCGAACAGGATGTAGCCGAGGTAGTCCGTGGTGCCTGACTTCCCGATCACGACCTCGACCCATGGGCGCAGGGTATTGCTGCGTCCCTGCCGCTTACGACTCGTGGCCGCGAGCGTGCCGGTCCGCCGCGGGGCCTTGCGTTGCTGGAACGCCTGGACGTTCGAGGCGCGCCGGTTGAGGTCCATCCTGATGGGCCCCTGCCGGGCGTTCACGAACTTGTTGAACATGCTCGAGTTGATCCGGGTCACCTTCACGCGAACGGCCATTACGGCACCTCGTCCCCGGTCATGAGCTCGAGGCCGGTGATCCTGATGGCGGACTCGATGGCCGCGTAACCGCCGGACGGGCCGAGCGGGGCCACCTCGCCGGCGTCCACGTTCATCTCCTTGGTCACCCACGAGGGTGGGCTCGAGGCGAGGTTCACCACGGCCTGCGAGATGAGGCCCATGTCGATGAGCTGTTGCCGGCCGGCCTTGTTCACCTCGGCGGGGTCCGGCGGCTGCCCGTACTCGCTCACCTTGGGCACGCAGCGTACGAGCTGGATGCCGTACTGGATCCCACGCAAGGTCATCACCGATGCCGGCGAGCCTGCCCGCGGCATCCCGCCGGCGTTGCCCTGTTGCGCGCCACCGTTCGTGATGCCGACACAGCCGATCATGAGTTGCTCGCAGTCCCACGCGTCCATCGCGGGGACGCCGGGGGCGATGTACCGCCGGTCCGGCAGGTCCACCCCGTTGGCCGTGAAAAACGCCTCGATGTACTCGAGCGCGTGCACGGCGAACGGGAGGAGGTTGAGGCCGGTGGTCGGCAGGTTGTCGGCCCTCACTTGGCGGCCGGCTTACTCACCGTGCGCCGAGGCTTGCGCCCCCGACGGACAGGGGCCTTCTTGGGCTCCTCGGTGGCGGCCACCGCGGGGACCGGCGGCAGGGGATCGGCCGGCGGTGGCGGCGTCGGGCCGAGCTCGGGAACGGGCGTCTCCTCCTCGTCCACGGGAGCGTGGCCAGAGAAGGGGTCGTGCTCGCGCACGTGTCGATCATTCGTCATGCCGCGATCGTAGCCGCGATCGGTCCCCCGAGTCAGGGGGTGCTAACCGCGTCTTCCGGTCGGCAGATCCGGGGACCACACCGATCCGCCGCGCCGGCGTCCCTTGGGGTTCTCGGCGAGGAGCCAGGTGTCAACGCCCCGGATGCCCGTGCGGCCCTTGTCCAGGAATACCGAGGTGTCCAGCGTGACCGTGACGCCCTGCCGGGAAACCGAGGTAGCGCGGTTCGGGATCGCGCACGTCGGATCGTTCGCCCACTGCTTGTAGAGCTCGATGACGAACTGGACGCAGGCCATGACGCCGCCGAGCGGGGGAGCGATGCCGCGGGCCGCTGTGACGATCGTGGGGCCGTTCTCGCCGCACACGGGCCACGTGCCGCCGTCGATGCGCTCGAGGTAGCCCGAGCTCGACAGGCGGTAGGCCGCGGGATCCAGCACGCCTGCCGCGGTGCTCACCGCCGTGACCGCGGTGCTCGAGCTGTCCAGCTTGAGCGCGGTAGGCCGCGGATGCTCGCCGGCCCACATCACGCCGTAGCCCCATCCGAACCATGCGCCACCCGGAATCCAGCACCCACACGACCAGTCCGCGGCGAACGGCCATGAGCCCGTGCCGATCGCTGTCGGCGAACTCGCGAACGTCGTGATTTCCTCGCAGCCGATGCCGAGCCAGCGTCGACCCGAGAGGTGGTACAGGATCTCGGACGCGTACAGGATGAGCGTCTGCCACTGCCCGTCGGACAGGTTCCCCCGGTACGCCTCGGGGATGTCAGACGGCTGCGCCCACGGACCACACAGGATGGATGTGTAGTCCGCGGGCGGGCCGTCGGGGATCGGGAGGGGAGTGGTCACGGAACCTGTGCCACCACCGGCACGAGACCGGCATCCAGGTCGGGGAGCGTGGCCTCGCGCACGTACTGCCACACGCGGTCCGACGGGTAATCGAAGTCGTCCTCGGGCCCGGTGCCCCACCCGGCGTTCTGGACCGAGTAGCCGTCGAACTCCGGGATCATCGCCTCGGTGCCGCCGAGCACCCACGAGCCGGCCGGCACGAGGTAGGCGCGCGGCAGGATCCAGTGGAAGAACGGCAGCGTGTTCGCGAGCGCCGAGCCGATCACCGCGCGCGACCAGAACTCGAGCGAGACGCCGTCGGGCACCTCCTCGACCCCGGTTTGCGGGGCCCGGTAACCGATCTGGTTCGCCGGCGTGGCGGCGTCCACGATGACCTCGCCACCGATGAGAAACTGCGTGAGGTTCGGGTCCGGCGTGCAGATCTGCAGGCCCTTGATGGAACCGCGCTTGAGCGTGTAGGGCGCCTGGTAGTTGACGCACGCAACGCCGGTTCCGTTGAGCTGCGTCACCTGCTTGGCGGCCTCGTACTCGAGACCGATCTCGGTCTTGACGAGTGCGTCGGACACGTAGGCGTTGCCGGCGCCCACGAGAGGCGCGCCGTTCGGGCCAAGCTTGGTAACGCGGATGCCGAGGGCAAACAGCGTTCCCGCTCCGTCGTATGCCATGGGGATCTCCTCGTTACGTGGTCGGGATTTTGATAGCGAACTGGCAGCACGGATCGAACGCCGAGGCGAACATCCGGTCAGCCCATACCTGCCGCTCGTTGGACTGCCGATTGACCGTGACGGCCATCTCCGCAGTCGTGACGACCGGCCCGAGGCGCACCTCGACCGGGCCCGTTGCGTAGGCCCACAGGCCCGGCAGCT